GTACTAACAATAGTAGTAACAATAGTAGTAACAATAGTAGTAACAATAGTAGTAACAATAGTAGTAACAATAGTAGTAACAATAGTAGTAACAATAGTAGTAACAATTGGACATGGAGAGTCGTACAATAAAAATATCTAATAATATAGACATTTTTATTGTTTTTGTTTATTAAGTTACCCCCCTTGTGTTTATAATTTAATTCTTCTCATTTTTATTCATTTCTTCTTTAAATGTCGTCAACATCAACATTTTCACCGTCACCTAGAGAAATTGTTTGTTTCTTTGGGTCATTATCCTTCTTTAAATTACCACTTGATGTAGTAACACCATGAGTCGAATCGTCACTAGAATCGGATTCAAGAAGTTCTTTATATTTTTCTGTATCACCTTGTTGAAAATGGACATCGCCCGTACCATCATCATTTTTATCATCATAATCACTTTTTAATTTATCAAAGATAGATTCACCAGAATGTTTTAATTTCATTTTTTCACCATCATTATATACCTCTAGTAAATCGCATTTAGGTTTAGAGCACGATGCTTCATAATCTCTTTCACCAATTAGTACCCAAGTACCAAGAGCAACCATATTGTCTCTTTTACCTCTACCTCGAAATTTATTTCTCATTACGCATAATCGTTCTTTGCCGTCACAATCGTTGGCATGAAACATACCATTACCGAGTAATTTTGTGACTACTGCGTATATTTCACCTTCTTCTTCGGCCTTACGAACACGACGGTCAATTGGGGCGTTAATAAATTTACGCCCCATTTTCTTTGATTTATTACCACCTTGATTTTTAACCATCTTATCAGAATATTGTTACATCCAATAAAAACAAGTTGATAAATCAATTTTTTATTTAATACTTAAACTTGAAATTAGTATCAAATTCAAAGAGAGGTTTTTTTGTAAATATGTCATTGTACCAGTGTGACCAATCACCATTGACATCGACTTTTAAACCTTTGTTCAATGTATCATTTGTCTCTTCATCTGGGTAATATCCATATTGTGAATAAAACGATTCTAATTCGTCATCATCGTGAAATACAATTTTATGATTATCTACATCAACTGTAATATTATATTTATCAAAACGATCTTTCCATAATGGACATTGATATGCATGAAACTCCCAGTGATACCAAATAATTTTTTTCATTGTCTCGCAATCGCTACTTGTATCATCATTACTTGTATGAAATATATCCCGCATAAGTTCAAACCCATTACATTTTGTGTTTATCGCATATTTTCGTTTTATCTCTAGTGTTTTATATACTTGTGAATTGCCAAGTTTACTTGGAGGTACTGGATCTTCATGAATCTCCTTCATCTTATTACACTCACTATCGGAGCATGCGATATAAATGGTGCTTTTTTTAACTTTACCATTAGTAGTATCGCTGTCACAATTTTCTGGAAATAAGAAGAAACAAATCATCGCCCATACAATATGTAATTTATTACTATAATTACAAGTATCTAACCGACTTTTTAATGATTGTATTTCTTTATCGCTTACTTTAAAATACATTTTAATTGAGTCGAATAAATCATCTTCTATTTTATCTGGCATAGATGTAACGGCGTAATGATACATTTTCTTATCAATGTATCGAAATAATGCATGATATTTACTAGGATAATTTAATAACCACATAGGTTTTTTTCCTCGGAAAATGTGTCCAACATTATTTACATGAACATAATATTGACGAGTAATAAACACATTTGAATTGGCTGTCATTCGAAACATATTTTTAACCACAGTCATCATGCTTCTGAAATCATATAAGTCATATTTCTTACAAATAAATAAATGAAATTTGGGATTGGTTAAGTAGTAAAAGTCATAATAAACAAACCATAATAGGTCCCATGTTTGTTTCACAAATCCGGAATAATATAATTCGGAAATCCAATAATAACATTCATGTATAGTTTGCTTCTTAAGCAATGCTGATATAAATGATATAGCGACTTCATCGAATATATATAGATATCGCGTTAAAACGAATTTAGACATGTTGATATTATTAGTGACAAACTAAGTTTACCAATGTCGGTTTTGTTAATTTATAAATATCAAATCGTAGGTAAAACAATCAATTTTAAATTTTTATCACATACTAATATATAAAATGGCAAGTGCTTGGTTAGCTCACGTGAAAAAAACAATGGCTGGTATGAAAGGAAAACCTTTCAAGGATGTATTAAAGGCTGCTGCAAAATCTTACAAAAAGACAAGTGCTCCCGCAAAGAAGTCCGCAAAGAAGTCCGCAAAGAAGTCCGCAAAGAAGTCCGCAAAGAAGTCCGCAAAGAAGTCCGCAAAGAAGGCAAAGAAGACAAAGAAGGCAAAGAAGACAAAGAAGGCAAAAAAACATTAAATAATTAATACCTAAAACAGTCATATTATATAATACCTAAAACAGTCATATTATATAATACCTAAAACAGTCATATTATATAATACCTAAAACAGTCATATTATTAGATGTCAAATATTATATTATGAATGTCTTTTAAAATATTTTTATTTCTCTCTATGCATGAGCTTTGGATATATTTCTTAAATATATTATTCAATCCACTTAATTGTAACTGATCTTGATAATAAAGAATAAAGAAGTAACAAAATGAATAATAAGTCCAAGTATATTTAAATTGTAATAAATAATTGACAATATCATTTTTTTTATAATCGATAAAATATTCTAATGATTTAAGTATCACTTCGTTATCATTAAGTGGTCGTTCTTTTATATAAAGATTAAATACCTCCATCATATGTTGATGAGTAAATATATCAATATTCAAATGAAGTAAATAAGTGATTAAAAATACATCAATACAAACATATGGATTAGTTAACAACGAACGAGAGAAATACAATTTTGCGTTGCGAAGATTAATAATAGGAAAAAAAAAAGAATTAGAAAAATTGTTTATTAAAGGTAATGAATTGTTTAGTTGCATAACAAATGGACTATTACATATAGTATCCTTATCATCCTCATTAAAATGTACGACAGTAAAACTCATTTGATTATTATGCAGTATATTCGCCGAATAAAAAAGGTGATAAAGACATTTACCGAATTTGGGTGATTGAAATACATAATTAATATATTCTGTTGTACATTTGTGGTGAAAATACAATATTTTGTACTTGATATCTCTTTGTTGTTCACTGGTTAGTTCTTTATCCACCATTTTACGATACTCAGTATCTAATGATTTTACATCTTCAATGGTATTAAAGTATAAAAAAAACATGGATATTTTTTTGATTTTTTCCGATATTGAAATATAATGATTTGTGGAAAATGTATTGTCTAATAGTACATTCATAAATAATATATATTATTATCTAGCAATTTATTTATGTATTTATTTCTTTAATTATGTCGTTGGAATGATTTGTATCCTCCTTATTGGATTGATTCTTAAATAGGAAATAACGATTTTTATAAGTTTTTTTTAATTTGTCATGAATATTAACTTTGGATAGCCCTTCAATATCACCCATTCTATCTAGTTCAGATTGGATTATATTTGAATATTCGTCACAGAATTGATCGTATAAAATGGATGGTTTTAAAGAACCATCTTGTCGCATTATCAATCGGTCCATCATATCAATAGTATCTCTATCAATAGACAAATATTTTCGACGCGATTTAGGTTCTTGTTGAACCGAAGATTTGTTGCGGAAATAGTATCGTCCACTTCGATACATTTTTTGTAATACATCTCCATCATAACCATTAGATTTTAAATATAATGTTTCACGCATAATCATATCTTCATTAGCGTCGAGCCATTTGTCCCAATTTTCTTTATATGTAGGTCTATCATCATATTGATGAACTTTGGCAAACGAAAGCAATTCGTTATTAAATTCCACAGTAAATTTAAAACGGAATACCTTGATAGATTCTGTCATTAGTATGCTTTTTAATAAATATATGTAAGGTTGTTTGTTTTAAAAATTATAATACTTTATGAAATCAATTTTTCGATTTAATAAAAAATAAACATAAATTCGAATAAAAAGATAAAATAAACAAGAAGTATATATGAAGTTATATTTATTAAAAAGCATACCTTATTACAATTCTATATATCAAGAATATACCAATATATTAGTTATAAATAAAGACCCAGATGGTCCATTAAAAGGGATATCAAAACGTATTCGATTAAATAAATTATCGCCATTTGAATCAAATACAAATCTGTGTCGTCAATGTGAATGTACATTAGCCATAACAAAAATAAACAACCCATCCGAATTAATGTGTGTAGACGAAATTCCTGAGTTATTCGAATATTTATTAAATAATGGATATACAATAGATACTAGTGTAACCAAGGTGCTCCAAAAGACAAATGCTAAACCATCTGGTGATATAATATGTATGCTTCAATATTCTCATTAAAATATAATATTTTTATAATTAAATAATGGGTTATGGATACGGAGTATGGTTAGTATATGATAATAATAATGATATAATGAACAAAGATTTACATACACAACATATTGGACACATCACAATAGCTTGTTTCATGGAGAAAAAAGAAGCATATGCGTTATATAAAGAAATAGGGGAAAAAATGGGTAGTAATGCCGAGATAGATATATATGGAATTCCTGAGTATTATTGCTCTTCTTATTACGAACACGATACGAATAAATTGTGTGCATGGGGATACAATGGTAAATGTGATAAATGGTCCCTCTATAAAAACATATGTCAGAACTATGCCTGTGATTTTAGTGATGTACCTCACATAAGCAAAGAATATAATCTATATGCAAATTTACTAAGTCCTTGTAAAATAGAAAATACGAGAATAAAATGTAGTTTATATTGTGCGGATATTCGTAGTGATTTTCCGGTAGATTGGAAATTGTTATCGTGTGATAATAATACCAAATGAGAAACAATAATGTAAATATTCAAGTTAAATAAAAAAAGAATTGAAGAACAGAAAAGGAAAAAGACTAAGTAAGAATATAATATAAAAGTATACCCATGAATAAAACAACTACAACCATGTCCGATAAAGAGATAGAATCCTATTTAAAATCATTAGATAAGTTAGAAAAGCAAACACTAGATATAGCCAAGTCACATTTAGGTACTTCATTTAATGTAAGAAAAAGTATTGGGTTTATTAAGTGGAAGCAAGCAATCGTTGAAACAAAATAATATCATAAATTATGCTTAAAAAACAGCACTAAAAAAAAGGCACTAACAACAGTCCGCACTAATTATACTGCCTATTTGAATATTTCATATAAAAATTGAATTAATTTATTTTTATATGAAACGCATTAACAGAAACAGAATGGGTCATAGTTATAGTTGTCTTACAGTATATCCAGAAAGTATCTATTTACCACAAGAGATAGATCCAAAACAGATAGATCATTTCGTTCCTCCTGTTAACTCGGGAAGAGTAATTAAAGTGTATGATGGAGATACAATTACGATTGCTTCGAAACTTCCAGGGTTGAAAAACTCTCCTATTTATAAATTTTCAGTAAGATTAAATGGCATTGATACTCCTGAAATGAGGGGAAAGAATGATGATGAAAAAGAAATGGCTCACAAAGCAAGAGATGCTTTATCTGAGAGAATATTTGGAAAAGATGTGTTCTTAAAAAATGTTCAAACAGAAAAATATGGACGCTTACTTTGTGATGTTTATTTGGAAAAAGAAAACTTAAATCAATGGATGATTGAAAAAAGATACGCAATGCCGTATGATGGAGGGACAAAAGTCAATCCTGTATCATGGAGTGAATATCATGAGAATAACAGAATATAAAAAATAAATATAAAAATAAGTATATTTTCTACATATTGTATTTATTTTTTGTTTTTATTTGCAGATGTGTGGAATTTCATCTTTGGTAAAGTATTGTGAAATAGTTTTATTGTTTTACGAAGCCTTTTATTACTTTTGGCAATATGAGACCTAAGTTTTCTTGTATTCATAGTCTTATTACCACCACCTACAGGATTAACCTTATTCGCAATATTAGCAACTTTATTAGCCATTTGAGCTTTATTGGCCATATCTTTGGCAGATTCTACACCACTTTTAACCTGAAGGCTGGCTTTATTTGCCAAATCCTTAGCATTTGTCTGAGCATTCTTGACGGCATCGCTATTGGCTACATCTTGGGCCTTTTGTTTGGCAAAGTCAGCCCCACTCTTGGCACTAGCTACTGCGCTTTTTGCAGCATCGCTATTGGCTACATCTTGGGCCTTTTGTTTGGCAAAGTCAGCCCCACTCTTGGCACTCGCTACTGCGCTTTTTGCAGCATCGCTATTGGCTACATCTTGGGCCTTTTGTTTGGCAAAGTCAGCCCCACTTTTTGCCTTAGCCATAACACTGCCAAATCCTCTTTTTATTGTATCTGTATGATTAGTATTATTTTTAACATTATTATCCATCTTATCACTTGCCTTAATCTCATCTACTTTATCTTTTATTTTAGCTACAGTTTCTGCTCCTTGAACAGTTATATCACTAAAATTGGAAACGAATACTTTAAATACTTTCATTAAAGCATTAAATCCCTTTCCTATAGCTATCATCAAATCTAATATTCCTCCAACAACTGGAATTTCTGCTATAAAAGCTTGGGCAACAGAAACACCGGTGCTTGCCATACCATGTGCAGATTTACTAGCAACATCATTAATCATATGAACTGCTTGATCAGTTACTTTATTAATATCGGGCTCTATTACCTCCATAAGTTCTACAGTATTAACTGCTATAGTTTTAGCGGCTTCTTTAATAGCTTCTTTAGTTGCTGGATTTTCAGACATTTCTTTTAATACACCCGCTAACAAGATAAGTTTTTTATTTAATTCAGGACTAAGCTCTTGCCATGGTTTATTAATAATATCTTCATTACCAGTAGAGTCAAGTACAAAGTTAAGAATATTATTTACCATAGATTCTGTCATTTTTAATCCAGTGAAAAATGCTATTTTGCCCATTCTCATTGCTTCTGACAAACCACTACTCATAATACCCGATTCAGAGGATGAATTTAATTTAGATGATTTATTAATGTTATAAATAATTTCTTTGGATTGTCCAATAAGTTTTGTTAGATTATCTGCTAATTTAGTAACCTCTTCTGCTTTAGCATTACCTCCAGTACTAGTTCCCCCAACCTGCTTATTTTGTTCTTGACTTATTTTGAGTGTTTCGCTTTTAATATGTTCTGTAGCTTCACCAATACCATCTATTATTGCCCCTAATATAGATATAACAGCTTGCCCTACGTATTGAGCACTAACAGTAGGATCTTTATTTAAAGGCATAAAATAATGTCCATCCTTTTGTTGTTTTTCTACACTTTCTATTTCCTTCCTTATTTTATCTAGTTCTTTCTGTTTATTTTGTATTGCTTTACCAATAATTTCTTTAATTAATTTATTATTTTTATCGGAATCATATCTTGATAGCAAGTTAACCATATATAATGTACTTCTAATTTATTTTCGCTCATTTTCATATAATCTGGTCAATCTAGATAAATTGTATAGAGTAATAACCTAAATAAGAAAATTTACAATTTCAAATATATATATGTATAATTTATTTACCCGACATTTTCTTAAAAGAAGCGTAATTCATCGCCTCTTCTATTTTTCGTAAAGGTTGATGTCCGGTTTTATCCAAAAATGAATAATCACTAATTTTTCCCAAATATGAATAACGATTTGCATTCCCGCAAAGAATAAACTTCTTGTCTAATGTGTTCGAATTGGAACCACCACTACCCTTTCGATTGTAAGATTTGAAAGAAGCAAACATATCCTTTGTTCCTTTATTGCTCTCCACATTGACCTGTCTAGGAGCCCTAACATTAACAATCTTCTCCTGAGCTATTTTATCTTTTGCCAGTTTCAGTTCCTCCTTCATATCCACCATAATTTTTTTACACTTATTGATAGTAACATATTTTCTCGCAACACTTTCTAAAAACGAATATGGTATATCTTTTGTATCACAATAATAGACGAAGGATTCTTTCTCAAAATCATAATACAAGATAACTCTACCTCTTGGTGTATCTTCATAAAGTACACTTTTTTTCAACTCCTTTACTCTATCTTCTTCAATATCATCAGACATAAGACTGTTAAATTTATCATAATATTTATTTATGTATATTTCGTCATCAGTAAGTTCCTTGTCTTTATCTTCGTCGTTATTATTACCATTGTTCAAACCAGTAAGTAGACTACTGAAAGTCTTGGTTAGCCATTTACTTGAATACCAATATACGAGTCCAGAACTGGCAAGAATACTGGCAGTAGCACCTAGATAAAAAAATGTGGTTCGATTCGATTTTATTCCAAACATGCGTAAATATATATAATAAGAATCATATATATTTAAGTTTATTCGTAATAAGAACCACTATATCCAATTTCAATTTTTGTCTGCCGACAGTCTACCCCGGACCTTTTTTATTTTTTTAATTCCCTTCCCATCATAATACACCCATTCTTTTTAATTCTTCGATTTGTTCATTCTGTTCTAGTTGTTGTCGTCTCGTTTCAAATAAGGCCTTCACCTCGGTCTGTAAATCGACCACTTTAATGCGCTGAAAATTTTTATTTTTATTATCAGGATGAAGACATACTAAATATAAGTCAGTGACTGTTTTCCCATATTTTTCTTCCAATATCGCTTTATAAGTATTCAACTGTAAACAATAATGCCAATAATTGGTGTCTGGCAAATGATCGATACATTCTTTCTTACCCCATTTATTAAATCCGTTTGTCTTGACAATTTCTTTTGACCGTTTCCAGTCATAAATTAACAATGATCCATCTGGATTTTCAAACACCATGTCAATGGAACCGGCTAATTTTAAGTCCTCGTGAAATACAGTCCATTCGGTTCGATATGGTTTGAGTTCTGGAAATGCCTTCAAGAAGTTCTTGAAGTATTCATATTCAATCGACGTATTTTCATTAGGACATTCATTATAATAGCACTCAATATCGTAGTGCATCTTCGTTCCGGCATTTGCTGCTTCATCACGATTTTTCTCCCATCCAGCTTTGATTTCATCAGGTGTTTGACCGTAATATTTGTTTTGTGGCCATCGATGAGAAGACATCATCTTTTGAATAATAGCATCTGCGTCAAAGTGTTCAAAATTAGCATGGTTAAATGTAGTCACAGACACATACCCAGCGCTACTACCATCAATAGTGTAAATATGAGGACCCTCGTCAAACTGAATTCTCGTGTCTCGTTCATGTGGATATAGTTTTGCCAAATAAGTAGGTGGTTCCATTATATAAATATATCTATCTTGTTGTTACTATAGACAAGTAGTTAAAAGAAAAATCAATTTTTTTACTTAGGAATTGTTGGACCACCACTCCCTCCACTCAGGATCATTTGTTTCATGGATTGAATGTTGGTAGTATGTGAATTTACATTTCGACAAAGCCCTTTCACTTGTTTTTCCTGTGAGCGAATTCGCATTTGTGTGTCATTGATTAAATTCGCCTGTTTTTTCATAGTATCATTGTATTTCATTTCGTAATTAAATATAGATTCTTCATTTGATCGTGTTTGTAATGACATTTTGTATATATCATCATTTTGTTTGTCAATGACCTCTTGAACACTAGATAATTTTCGCGCAAGTTCATCAATTGCCATTTTGCTCGTAGCATTCAATTTAATATTAGTCACATTTTGAGCATGATAGTTTATCATTTGTTGTGTAATATCAATCTTCTTCGCGAGTTTGTCAATCTTAGTTTGATCTGATGCGGTTAATGATGATGATGATGATTTCATATTATCAACTATTAGACCTTGTTGGGATATTATTTGCTGGGCATTATTTAATTTTGAATTTACCCAATCAGCAGTTACCACTTCATTTCCACTTGGATCACCGGTTATTCCAGTACGGTCAATGTAGACATTCCCTTTAAAATTAGTGGTCTTACTTCCACCATCAACTGAAAATAGGTTTGATTGAACAATATCGTTTAATGCGTATGTGAATATAGTACCATAATTTTCATCAGACCCACTACTATTACGATCAGTAGCTAGTTGATTATAGGGAGCACCTACAACAATCATATTGTTACTACTGTCATTTGATGAGATAGATACAGTTGATCCAAAATAAGCTGATGTGTTAGGAATATATGTGTGTCCATCGTTTGGAAATTCTTGATAAATAGTAGGGCATGCTAATCTCCAATCGGAAAATACCTGTGTATATACTTCTACATATCCCAGGCCAGTTCCGTTGGTAGTACCATCATAAGTTGGGGCACCCGCGACTAGAGTGTTGCCTGCTAAATTCAACGATACACTAGTACCGAATGAACTATGTGGTTTGCCCGGAATCGTTTTTATTTGTTTCCATGTGACACTGTCTAATGATGAATAATGTACATCTGCGATTTGGCTGGCAGTAATGCCATCAATTTGATAAATATATACATTGCCAGCTTCGCCATAATGCAACTCTCCAGCTGTAATTTGACCTGGAGCCCCTACTGCTAAAATAGTACCGTCATCACTGATAGATATACTCTTACCAAAATGTGAATAATTATCTACTGTTAATGATTGGTGAAGTTTATTCCAACTTATATTATTATTACCATCTGTACTAATTGTAAATTTATACGCATCCACTTGCCCCTTGTATTGGTCTGGTTTACCCTCATCATGAGTATGATCGTTAATTAATTCATTAGTATTAGTATTAGTGTCTATCATAGCAGAACCAACTGCTAATAGTCGACAATTTTTATTAAATGCTACACTAATACCCATATGTGGTATAATATTACTATTTGCATTACTATACCAATCATTGCTTATTTCATAGGACACCCATTGAATACCACTGTCAGGATCATTATTAAAATATACTCCGTTCCATATATACACTTTTCCTACTTCTACGCCATTATGATATGTATCTTTGGAATTCGGAGCACCTACAGCAATAAAATAACCGTCTGAACTAATAGCAACACTATATCCATATTGTGAACCATTTTCTCCCGTACGTGTGACTGTGTTCACTGAACCATCGTTATTGGTCCTAGAAATAAAAATACGATTATTAGAAGGATCACCAACCACCACTATTTTCCCATCAGCGCTAATGGCAATACTTTGATTACTACCATTAAACCCCATAGTAGCGTTAAGGCTAATATCATAATTTTTATCAATTTTAGCACCGAGAGTACCAGTATTATCCAAAGGATCGGTATAATAGACTTCCGCTTGTTGTGCAGAAGTGACTGCTATATTATAGGATGGATCGCCACCACTTATAATCGAAGATATAGCTACACTAGAACCAAAATTGGGAGGCTGTGATTGGTCTGCCGTATCATTTGTCAATCCAAAAAAACTAGTCTCTTTTACAAATGGTGAAGTAACTTGAAGTGAACCATTAAATGTACTCGTGCCTTCATTATATGTATTCCCAATAATATCGACTTGAGTGCCAGTTTTATTAAAAATTATATTCCCGTTCTCATGTAATGACCATAGTGTACTAGGATTTAATTCACCATTTACCCAATCTAATGTGGCAAATTCCTTACCACTTGTTTTTGTAGAAGTAATACCAGAAGCAGAACCGGAAACATCAAGTGTACCTTGAATGGCGACATTATCATGAATATTAATTTTTCCTAAGGTAGAATTATCAGTACTTGCTTTGCCCATTAAATCAGAAATATTAAAGATGTTAGCAGTTTGTTGTGGAATACGAACAGCATTATAATTCGCACTTCTACTTCTACCACCTACTTTTTTCCATTTATTTGATTTATTACTAGACATATATAATTTATCTATTTATTTTTATTTTGATACAAACCTACAATACAATACAATACAATACTAAATGGTTGATAATACCATTCCATTCCATTCCATAACAATCTGCGGTATCTTGATAATTCCACAGAACAGTTATTTCTAATGTTATTTGTAAATATAGAAAGTATCATGTAGTTAGATAAACGGTACGAAATGGTGCCTACATGATGTAGGGAAGATATATTCGTGTATAAAATATTTAGTTATAATAATGATGAATTGTGAATATGAAATAGAAATGTCATTTGACCGAAAAGATCAATTAAATCAATCGACTAAGCTAATATCAGATACGATTCATATGGCCACAATACATAATTGTCACAAACATTTTCAATTTACAGAAAGTAAAGATATGAATCAACATACTAGACGTCCAGTCAATGTGGTAGTGTTTTCTTTTCACGATGAACATTTTCAGGGAATGGCGAATTATTTGACAGAAATAGTAAACCGATATAATAAAAGAATACGCATAGAATCAGTTTACGAAATAACAAATCGAAATTTAATTTATGCTTCACCTTCGTACATGAAAATCATGAATATGGTAAATAAAGATACCATTGATGATTATAAACATAGGAGGCAAACCAGGTCATATTCTGAAACCGATTATTTTATATTGAGAGAGATACTAAAAAAAAACATTGATTAATTAACAATATATTATTTAATTAATCAATTAATATTAATAAATAGTTTGCATATAATCGGGTATTGTTTGTTTGTTCGCCGATGACTTTGACTTTGACTTGGACTTGGACTTGGACTTGGACTTGGACTTGGACTTGGACCTGGACTTGGACCTGGACTTGGACTTGGACTTGGACTTGGACTTGGATCGACTGTGTGTTTTTGTTCTATGTTTGCGAGTGGATTTTGATTTTCTACTTTTACCTTTTTTATCAGATTCATTATGCATTTTAAGTAGAATAGGACTAACTTGTGGTTTGTGTTGTTTGTCATATAATAATCTATCTTGAATGGAATATGGCGAGGCACTGGTACCCATTATTTTCATAATCTCGTCATTTGTAAGTTTCATGTAAACAGTTTCCCCATTTTTTTCTGCTTCTAAATTGGCAGTTTTTCCATCATAATCAACATTCCATTTTGCTTGATCTATTACATTTCCATTGACACTTGTATGATAATGACCTTTATTTTCAAGAAATACAGACTTCATCCTAGATATAAACTATAAACAGATTTTAATTAATATCCAAATGTTTAGAATAAAATATTTTTAATTTTATATAATGCGTGGCACCGCAGTAAACAAAGAAGGAAAAATAGAAAAAAATCAAAAAGTCAAGGAAGGTGAATGTATATTTCCATTTAAATACCAATGGAAGGAACATAATACTTGTGTGGATACCGACAAAGGTGAAATTTGCGCAACTTCTGTAACGGATAGAGGAACATTAAAAACATACGGATATTGTAATAAAAATAGCTTAAAAAATAGCACTAAAAAAAAGGCACTGGGTGATAATAAAACGCGAAAAAAACGCAAACTAAAAATAGTAGACAAGTTCCCAACTAGGTCCAAGTCCTCTAGCAAGTCCTCTAGCAAGTCCAAATCCAAGCAGTCGACAGACATAGCTAAAATAGAAAATATTCTACATGATACAAATACAAATATAAAGAGTTTATCAAAAGATAAAGTAATGAATAAATCATTAATTAATATTATGGAAGAATTGGCTGACATTATGATGAGACAAGGAGAGCCATTCAAGTCTAGAGCTTACAAAAAAGCATCGGAAACAATCATGGCTATACCAGAAGACATTACTAATGTAAAACAAGTAAAGTCAAAGCCAGGTATTGGAAAAACAATAATGGAAAAATTAGAAGAATTTCAAAAAACGGGCACATTACGGGTACTCGAGCGTGAGCGAAAAAATCCATTGAATATCTTTACAAAGATATATGGAATTGGTCCAAAAAAAGCAAAGCAACTGATTGAAGATGGAATAAATTCATTGGAGGAGTTAAAACAAAACGAATCTAAATTAAATGATACACAAAAAATTGGTTTACAATATTATGAACCATTACAAAAACGAATTCCTAGGAACGAAATCGAACAATTTAATTCCGTATTTGACACAATATTCAATGAAGTGGCACCCCCTGGAAGTAAATATAAAATAGTGGGTAGTTATAGGCGCGAAGCATCCAATTCAGGTGATATTGATGTTATTATAACCAACAGTGAAAACAATATAGATGTTTTTAATAAATTTTTAGACCGATTAATTCAAGACCGTATAATTATTGAAGTATTGACAAGAGGTAAAACCAAGAGTTTAACTATAGGAGAGTTACAAGGTTCCATTCCTCGAAGACTAGATTTCTTATATACACCACCTTCTGAGTATGCATTTGCTGTATTATATTTTACAGGAAGTAAGGCATTTAATACAGTTATGAGACAACGGGCATTAGATATGGGCTATTCACTCAATGAACATGGTTTTACAAAAATGAACGCGGGTAAAAAAGGTGAAAAAGTAAATATAGAGTTTCCCACTGAACGTTCCATCTTTGATTTTTTGGGTATGAAATATAAGGAGCCAAAGGAGAGGGAAGGTTATAAATCTGTTGAATTATTGGAACAAAAATCACCAATACAGTCAATAAAATCATCAACACAATCTCAATCTCAACTGGTTAGTAATAATAAAACCGTAAAAAATACACAGGCATTATTGGAAGCAAAGGAAACAATTAAAAATACAAAGAAGAGTGGCTTGTATAAAGATCATATAACTAGTTTTAAAAATGATGGGCTTGACGCATTGAAAATGTTATCCGAAAAACAACTAGCTACTATATTAGAAGAAGCTTCCAAAGCATATTACAATGAAATATCTATTATGACAGATAATGAGTTTGACATAGTCAAGGAATATATGGAAGAAAAATACCCCAAAAACGAAGTTCTTGAACAAATTGGAGCACCAATTCAAGAGAAAAATAAAGTGAAATTGCCATATAATATGCCATCGATGGATAAAATAAAACCAGATACGGATGCTTTGCCCAAATGGAAGGCCAAATATGCCGGCCCATATATTCTCTCTGCAAAACTGGATGGTATAAGTGCTATGTATTCAACAGAAAACGATGAGAAACGATTATATACACGTGGTAATGGTTCAGTAGGTCAAGATATTAGTCATTTAATCCCATATTTAAAACTTCCCTCTACAAATGATATTACGATTCGAGGTGAATTAATTATGAAAAAAAGTGTGTTTTCACAAAAATACGAAAACGAGTTTTCTAATTCGAGAAATTTGGTAGCCGGAATCGTAGGTAAAAAGAAGATAGACCCAGAACGATTAAACGATATTGATTTTGTCGCATATGAAGTGATAAAGCCAACTTTAAAACCAAGTGAACAAATGAGTTTTTTAAAAGACCAACAAGTCATTACAGTAGTTAACGAAGAAAGACAGGACATAGACAACTCAATACTCTCTGAGATTTTGATAGATTGGCGCGAAAATTACAAATATACAATTGACGGTGTTATTGTAACCAATGATCAGGTATATAGTCGCACAAATAAAAATCCCGAACATGGATTCGCTTTTAAAATGGTTCTATCAGATCAAGTGGCCGAAGCAAAGGTAGTCAATGTGTTATGGTCACCTAGCAAAGATGGGTATTTAAAACCACGCATACAAATAGAACCGGTCGTTTTGGGAGGTGCGAAAATAGAATATGCTACTGCATTTAATGCAGCATTCGTAGAGGATAACAAATTAGGTATTGGCGCAGTAGTCACACTTGTGCGTAGTGGTGATGTGATTCCTCACATAATGAATGTGGTGGAACAGGCAGAAAAAGCCAAGATGCCCGATGTAGCCTATAAATGGAATGACACACATGTAGATATCATTATGGAAGACGCAGAGCAGGACGAAACTGTGCGTGAAAAGAATATTGTCGGGTTTTTCAAAGGACTCGAAGTGGATGGACTTGGTCCAGGTAATGCGCGAAAAATAATAAAGGCGGGATATGAGTCGGTCCCACAAATCATCGCTATGACCCAATCTGATTTTTTAAAGGTGGATGGATTCAAACAAAAAATGGCTGAAAAGGTGTATACATCCATTCATAATAAAATCGATGGTGCATCCCTCTCTACTTTGATGGCCGTGTCTAATATATTTGGCAGAGGTTTTGGTGAAAGAAAAATCGTCCCTATTTTAGAAAAATACCCAGACATCTTGGTTTCACCCGATACACCAGAGGAAAAAATAAGAATGGTAAAAACGATTCGTGGTATAGAACAAAAAACGGCTGAACGATTCGTAAATAATATACCCAAGTTTATGGAATTCGTCAAGGTGGCCAAATTGGAAAATAAATTAACTGAGAAACAACAGGCACTTCCATCTGGTCAAGAGATTGATAAATCGAATCCATTGTATGATAAATCCATTATTATTACTGGTTTTAGAGACAAGTTATTTTCTGAAGAATTAAAGAAAATTGGTGCGAAAGAGGCAAGTGCTGTAAGTAAAAATACTTTTGCTGTAATAGTAAAAACGCTTGACGAGGACACATCAAAAGTGACAAATGCAAAGAAATTAAACATACCCATTTACACAATTGATCAATTTAAAGAAAAGTTCAATCTATAAACATGAACAATTTCAGTCACATACACAAATAAAATGATTCGCATATATCCTTCTACTTACCTAATAATTATAATCGTAAATTATAATTATTCCAAATCTATCTAAAAAGAAATATTAGTATATGTATATAATGTTTAGTTATAGTATTGTTACTTTACTTTGCGTAGCATCTGCTACAATGGTGTCCGCTTTTAACGAGACCGACCATCATTGGCTCGATTTTCAAAAATTCGTAACTCGTTTCGACAAATCTTATTCCAATTTAGTTGAATTGGAGAAGCGATTCGAGACATTCAAGGATAACATGGAATATATTCGTTTGGAAAATGGTAAGGATCATTCATACAAACTAGGAGTTACACATTTTGCTGATTTGACCGAGGATGAATTCTCCAGATTTAACGGAATTCGTACAACTGGTCCTTTTTCTACTGGTTGTGATAAGTTCACATCCAATGGTGCTTCTGTTCCCGACAGTTATGATTGGAGGGACCATGATGCTGTAAATCCTGTCAAGAACCAAGGTCAGTGTGGGTCTTGTTGGTCATTCAGTGCTACAGGTGCCATGGAGGGTGCTTGGGCAATTGCTAAGGGTTCTTTGGTCAGTCTTTCTGAGCAACAATTGGTTGATTGTTCCAAGTCATATGGTAACCACGGATGTAACGGAGGTTTAATGGATGGTGCGTTTCAATATGCCAAGGATAATGGTATGTGTTTGGAGACTGCTTATCCTTACACTGCTACTGGTGGTGATTGTCAAAAATGTGACCCAGTTGTCCAAATCAGTGGGTGTGTTGATGTTACTAAAAACAACCAAATTGCTTTGAAGGAGGCTGTTTCTAGAGGCCCTGTTTCCATTGCCATCGAGGCTGACAAGAAGGCATTTCAACTATACACAAGTGGTGTTCTTACTGGTGATGCCTGTGGAACAAATCTAGACCATGGTGTTTTAATTGCTGGATATGGTGAAGAGAGTGGAACTGCTTACTGGTTGGTAAAGAACAGTTGGGGACCTACATGGGGTGACAATGGTTACATTAAGATTGAGCGCAGTGATAGCACAAGTGATAAGGGTGTTTGTGGTATTGCCATGCAACCCTCTTTCCCCATTGTTTAAACAATCAAATTGTGAAATAAAAATCTGAAATTATATAATTAAAATATGAAATTATATAATTAAAATAACACTATGCGATTAAATAATAACAGCAATATGACGGCAAAATTATTTGCGTGTTTTTCTAGATTTCTTGCTAGATTTGCGATGTTTTTTACCCTTCTTTTTTGTTTGCTTGCGTGATTTTTTGGACCGACGCATCGAATGTTTCTTACGAAGGTATTTACCTCCTTTTGTTGGGTTCTTTCGTACAAGTGTGGAATTTGGCGCTCTAACTTTAACTACAACCTTGGGAATCTTGCCACTAGGATTTGCGCTTCCTGGTACGAATCCGGATGTAGTAGCCATATGAACTACTCTGGGGACCGAACCTTGAAAAGGAATGCGTATTTTATTATGAGACTTAGACATTATTATATAGTTTATTTGCATAAAAAAAAAAGGAGAAGGTGTCCCTTTTTTATTTTTATTTTTATTTTTATTTTTATTTTTATTTTTATTTTTATTTTTATTTTTATTTTTATTTTTATTTTTATTTTTATTTTTATTTTTATTTTTATTTTTATTTTTATTTTTATTTTTATTTTCCTTACGCACAATGATGAGTTGTACAATACAATATTGATAACACGATTACCTAACATTCACCCTCTTCTAAATTAGGACCCGGGTGATTACGATCGATCGTTACGGTACGGTACATATGTGGTTTTTGAAGCTCGCCATATTCAGAAGTGGAACAGATATTCTCTAAATTAATACGCTTTTTGGGACCGCGCTTTTGAATAGACCTCTTACGATTACCGTAGAGGACTTGGGGTGGGACCATCTTCTGATAAACAGTGGGTGGAACAATTGGCTCAGGAATATGGGCATATCCCCATTGCCACACTGGGCCATTTGGAGTCATGACACAAAATGGAGTCATTTGTTGGGAAATTTCAGGATAAGTACTTACATTCTGTGCCATGTTGTTTTCAATACCATTTGCTGTATCATTTTCAATTACCGAAGTAGGTGTTCGATCTTTTTGCTTAAAAGGAAGAACTAGCCAAAACCATGGGTCTTCGTACACCATTTTTGCAGTTGTATCCGGATTGGCTACATTTTGGCAAAATACCTCCGATTCTGGTGTATTATAAAGTGTTTCAAAATGAACAAACGCCATATTGTAATATTGTGTAGAATCCCCCTTTTGATTCTTTCGGGAAACGAGATCGACTGAACCTACTTTACCAATACTATGTTGGTGGAAGATTTCAACAATGCGTGTATCTTTGATGTTAGAGAATACTCTAGGGATGAATACTGAATAAGAACTCATAATTGCTTGCACTTGAATTTAAACTTGGAGAATTGCTTTTTAGCGAATTGACTAAAGGATACATACTCAATAACGCGTGAATTTGATTCAATTTTTTTTTGCACATACTTAAATGTTGACTTGTATAAATAAAAACTAAATTTATCCATTTTACTGATTGGTTATTTACTTAATTACTCAATTTGATATTCTACAATCGTTTTAAAACATTCATTAAATTCGACGAATAATTTGTTCTTTATTCGAATACATCGCTGATCAAAGGAAATATTGCTACAAAGAAGTTTATTCAAGTTATTTGTAAAGGTAGTTTGAAATTCGTCTTGGTCTAATTTGTCTGTATTTGTTACACGATACTGATTAAATGCTGCAAATATTTTCACATTCAGTTCATCAATCATCTTGGAAAAGTCATTAATCGATAGCATTTGCCAAATTCCTTCCTGGCATATGTAGATTATATTTTTTTTCTGTTGAAAACATTTCATACAGTTTTTTTGTGTTTGTTCTTGCTTCATTTGGAAATGATTTTTTATGATTTCAAACATACCCTCTATTAACCCTTTTTCAAAAATAACATCCAATTGACTCTGGTCAATATAAATGGATTGAAACACTTCAATAAAGTCAAGATTTTTATCCGGTTCTGAATTTTGATTGAGCCAAGAAATGACATCCAATTTTTTATTTTTGACATTGATTTGTCGTTTAATTGACTCTAATTCACTTTGAACCTGATTGTATTTTTCAGTAATGGTTTGAACCATATCATATAATTGTTGATTGGATGGCCCATTATTATGTCCCCCATCGACTCTACCGACTCCTCCCAATTCACGCTGAGTACGATCGCATCGAAGAATATGCTTTTCATAACATCCAGTTTTCTTGAAAATTTTATAGCAACATGGACAGTTAATGATATGTTTAGTAGTCATGGTTAAATACTTTATAAATAAAAGGACGCAACAATCATCAATTTTATTAGAATTATAATTTATATTTGTAATATATAATTATGGTAAATTATTTAAATGATTGTAGTTGTAATACAGGAATAATATATGGTGTAGCACAGTGTCGTGCTTGTGGGTCAGCAGGGTGTGCGCAATGTCAAGTGGAAATAACGCAAAAGAGAATATGGAATAGTGTTCGTGTTGCTGCCTCAGAATATATGATGAATCTTGGTGCGTTAACAGTGTACCAAAAACCATCTACTATACCTATGTTTAGTAATGTAAATTGGAATCAGATGAGTGACCGCGCATTACCAGCTAATTCATTGATACAAAATATTCAGCGTGTTCCATCACATGGAAATTCTACAAAAAGGTCTATTACAAGACATCGCCCAGGTTCTCTAGCACCTGGAGGAAAAGGTGTAGATATTAAGCACGGTAACTATGCTAGGTATTTAGCTCGTTTAAAAGGAAAGGGTCCCCTAAGAACACAAAAACCTACATCATCCCAAGCAGTGATTGGTAACAAAACAAGAAATTTTGGTATAGTTGGTTCTTCTAACAAAGCCGGCTCTTGTATGTGTCTATTTCCTAAGAATCAATTAGTGATATTACCACAATCAACACCATCCCCACCACTTTATGTATAGTGTGGTCTGGTATTGTATTTTTTTCCTAAGAATTATAATATATATATGTATATTATAATCCCATATGCAGTATAATATGGAAATGGTTATGACATATAAAAATAAAATGATAAAAACAAATTTGTCACCTAAGACAACATCAACACCAATCTCTGCGCTGAGCCCGTCTTCGTCCCAGACATCAAGACCGACAAATTTGCGAAGGAACCAGAGAAACCATTATTCGATGATGAGTCTGTATAACGCGCCTCGTGGTTCAGGTGGTGGTTCAGGTGGTGGATGAGGTTGGTCTAGGCGTTAAGATAATAACACGCAATTAATATTTATTTTATGGAAAATAATTAGGTAGATTTACCTAGAATGACAGTTTTTGAAGAAATCATATTTTGATTATACCAAAAAACTTGATATAAATTATTTGAAATAATATTAGAAACAATACATGACAATTAAATATAATGACAACCAATAGAGTAGAGCAAATGTTAGTAGTTCAACAAGAAGGCTTGGAACTATTCAAAAAGAAAAACTCCGATTATGGTGATGCTTTTGCGGAATATGGTCCGATTGGAGTGTTGATGAGAATGGGCGATAAAATAAAGAGATTACAAAGTATTGAAAAGAACCAAATAACAATGGTAAATGATGAACAAATAAGAGATACATTAATAGATTTACATAACTATTCTGCTATGGCTATCATGTTACTAGATGAGAAACAAGATAATTAACATTAACATTAACATAAATATACTTGTGTATCAATAATATATATAAGTATATATTCGTAACAATGACAGATGAATTAGATTATATGATAAAAATAATATTAGTTGGGGATTCCCGTGTAGGAAAGTCATCATACTTTAATCGATTACAACGAAAAGTGGATTACTTACATCCATCGACTATTGGTGTAGACTATTGTAGCATTAAGAGATACTATGGTGAAAAATATGTAAAGGTAAACATATGGGATACAGCTGGACAAGAGAGATTTAACACGATAATAACTACTTATTTTAAAGAGATAGGAGGAATTATACTGATGTTTGATGTGAATGAGCCACCAACCATAGATAGATTAGAAAAATGGCTGAAATATGTGAATACTTATACTCAATGTAATCATAAATACGAACACCCCATTTTATTATTGGGAAATAAAAGAGACAAAGGAAATAAAACATGTATGGATGAATTAAACTGCCTTATTAAAGAGCATAATATAATGTACAGGGAGATTTCGTGTAAAAGTGATACAAACGAGTATTTAGAAGAAGTATTTGATGAATTAATTATTTCCATAATAAATAATCAATCGGATCCAGAATATACGTGTAAAGGAATAAAAGAGAAAGGTGAAATTGTACGATTGTCGCTGTGTAATAAAATGCGAAATAGTAATATTAGTAGCAGTAAATCTGAAAAGGGTTTGACAGATTGTTGTATAATTGTATAAAGAATTATGATGGAGATAATAAATATGATAGAGTCGAATATATGTTATTTAAGGTATAATTTCACTTAAAAAAAACATTGTGAAATTATATACATGGACGGTCTAAATACAAATATAAAGGACTACAGTGATAAAGAAATGGAAGAGATGTTCGATTTAGTCTATCCATATCGCATTGAAGACATTGTCGAAAAGAAAAATGAATTATTCAAAAAAATAAAAGGAGACAGTACCATCACCGGAGATACAAAAAACAATATTACTACTTTTTTGGATACTGTTTCTCATAAATTGGTGAATATTATTACAAAGGGAATCGAAGAATCACATGATAAACCAATGGATTCGTTTAATCAACAGCACAACAAGGTACAAGAAGTGGACAATCATTTTATAATAAGCAATGAGAAACGGCGTATAGAAGCATTCAAAGCCAACAGTAAAGATGGTCTGAACATCGGAAACGATGGTGGTGCCCCCCCTGGAACATTGAACCCAATTCAATACACGACAATAAAAAGAGCGGTTAATATTGATTCTCGGTTTCGTCCAGATTACTATAAAACATCTTCCAGTGACCAACGATTAACATTGCCATACAAATTTGAAAATGTAATTAACATGCGTTTAGCTTCACTCGAATTGCCATTGACGTATTATACAATTAGTGAGGCATATGGAAATAATACATTCAATGTTGAATGGAACCCAGACACAAGTGGTAATTATCAAAACGCGGTTCAAATTAAGATACCCGACGGTAACTACAGTTCAATTACAAAAAAAACAAATATGTCATCAATTGAAGCGATAATCAATGCGCAATTACAAAACCCAAATCAAAAAAAATTACCATTATATCCATCGGGGATTATTTCACCAAACACAATTTTTTCCGACGCCTCATTCAATTTAAGGTATACAGTGGATTCAAATAGTGGCAGAAGTATCTTTGCAACAGATATATCAGGAGTCAGTGATCCAACTGGAGTAGTGGGTTCAGGATATAATTCTTTTCGAATTATCATGGGCGTTGGAACGGATGGTATTACTGATGTGTCAGAACCGTTGCCCTTTTTCTTAGGATGGAATCTGGGATATCGATTAAATGTCTATGAAAGTGGGCCTGGTAGTGTAGATGCCAGTAGTAATATAATGTTACCCCCAGCCATTGTCTCGGAAGGAATATGTTACATAAAGGGACCCCAATACATGTTTGTAGCGGTAGACGATTACAATAATAATGTAAACAACTATTATGTCTCTGCCTATGCGGATTCTATAAATAGTAAAAATATTTTGGCTAGAATAAATTTATCATCGGTAGTACAATCAAATGGAGTTTATCAGACAGGCGAAGACGACGGATTTTCCACTCAAGTAAATCGAAGTCGTAATTATTTCGGACCAGTGAATATTGAACGTTTGCGCATTACCCTGTATGATGAATATGGGCGCATCATTAATTTGAATAATATGGATTGGTCTTGTGCTCTCATGTTTGAATGTATGTATTCATCTTAATTGTGATGTTATTACTTATATGATCAATTATAATATATATTAAACCTATTTAAAAGTATCACCCCTTATTATGTATACAATGAGTGGTCCCGCATTAAATATTCCAACTGGTCGTGAAATTAGACAAAATAATAGAGAACAAAGAAGAAATACAACACAACAAAAAATCGACCGCGAAGTCAGAATGAGTAGAAGAGATGAAATGAGAACTTCTGCTACTTCAGATGTGTCTACTGAAATTAGTTCAATGATGACAAGAAGAAATATCACCACGCGTGCTGGTAGAAAAGCAACATCATATTTTTAATTCCTAAACACACAACCTGATATGTTCGCAATTTATTTTTATAAAGCAAATGGATTTTGCTTTATAAAAAAATTGAAGTTCAATTACTTATATATCTCCCTATATAACCCATTGATTAATTTCATAAACTTTTGAAAATGTCCAACTATTCTATTTACATTCCTCGCGTGTTTAACAATATTTCCAATCAAAAAATAATCAATGCATTTGAGAAGTATGAACTCGGAACAATCTCATCTATTGATGTAAAACACAAGACGGGACTAGATGGTAGTTGTTACAAAGTCGTATTTATTCACTTTTCGAATTGGAATCAGGATAATAGTAGCGCAATAAATTTAAGAGAGCGCATAGAAAATCCCGAAAAAGAGGCGAGGTTAATATACGATGATCCATGGTATTGGATCTTGCTTCCTAATACATCTGCGTGGAAACAAGAAAACATAAATCAACCACAATTATCGATAGAAACATGTTATGAGAAAATATATCATATGGAACATGAATTAACAAAAATTTACGAGGAACTACTACATAATAATAATAATAGATATATTCCAGTAAATTATAGTCACTGTGTGGAAAGTAACGATATAGAATCATGTAGTCCAAGTTCTGATTCAGAGCCATTATCAAATGTATCCCCAATGACTATTGATGAGTCTATGGTAGATGTAAAACAAGATAATGTATACAACCCAAGTGTATCACCAATGACTATTGATGAGCTACTCACGGTAGATGTAGAACAATATCATGATGATGGTGAATTACACAAACCACTAACACCACCATTAAATGGTAATCTGTCTAAAATCTCTTATGATTATGACTATGAATCTGACTTCGAATTGGACTTAGAGTCGGGATGTTCAGGAGTTGATTACATAAGTGTTTCGTCTATGGAAAGTAAACATTGGATGACAACCCACTTCTGTGGAAATGATTAAATATAAAATATCGATAACTGTGAAATATTACAAAAATTATCCAAAAAATTATCCAAAAAAATTATCCAAAAAAATTATCCAAAAAAATTAAAATGTCATTCTATAGTAATACACTATGGGTGGAGGTTTATTACCAGTGGCCATAAAAAATAATAAACCATATTTTTTATTTGGTTTAGAAAATGAGTTAGATGATACGCCTGGATGGGCTGACTTTGGTGGAGGACATGAAGAAGGCGAAACTACATTGGATACAGCAATTCGTGAAGGTGGTGAAGAAATTAATGGATTCTTAGGAACTGGTGACAGATTAAGAACACGCGTAAAACAAAACAAGGTAGCAACTGTTGCGTACAAGACATATTCAACCTATATTTTTAAAATGGATTACGATGAAAAATTACCGGTCTACTATAAAAACAATTACGAATTCTTTTCGCGTTATTTACCTCATGTTAAACATAAAAAGGACAACGGGCTGTTAGAAAAGGCAAAAATCAGATGGTTTTCATTTGAAGATCTAAAGAGAGAAAAAACCTCTTTCCGCAGTTTTTATCAAAATATTGTAGATTTGATTCTCAAACAAGAAAAAATGATAACAGATAAGATGAGACAATCAAATAAAACGAAAACGAAAACGAAAACTAGAATTAGAAAATCGAAAAAAACACATCAAGGTCATAAAAAACACAACACTGTGAAAAACATGAAAAAGAAACAATAAAAACAAATTTCTACAAATATATATATATTACATACTTAGTCATATATGTATCGCAATCTACTATAGAAATCCCATGATAACCCTATCGATATATTTGCAACGAATAGCTCTTAATATTTCAACAGAGATTGATGTTTTTATATCTAGATACTGAGTGTTATATTTTTCTATTGTACACATTACCATCTTAATGTATCGACGATCTTTATCGCTAACATAGTTGCTATTCTCCTCTAGCCCTTTAAATATGTCCTTTTTCAAAGTTAATCCCTTAGTATGTAGGACATCCCATATTCTACGATCGATTTTTATTTTTTTAATAGACACAGACCGTAACCACATCAAATATAAAGAGCGAACAATTGTCGCCTTTTTCATGAATGTATCCTTGTCTATAGTTTCTTTTCTACTTTTCATATAAATTCTCAGTTCATCACGGGTATTGTAGCGACCATATGTTTTATAAAATTTAAGCCGTTCGCTTGACTGTACCGACTGTTTGGCGTCATCGACCATTTTTATTTTTTTTTTGAATATATTTATTATATCTCCCGTATCCATGTCGCGTTTTCCATTCGTAATCATAGAAGCATTCATCTTTAGAAATGATTTACATTTATTGTTACTTCTACTGACTTACGGCGAAAATGGATCAATTTTTTTTACGGTTTAGTGAAAATGTTGTATCAATATATACTATATGTCTATCTTTATTGATACTGATACACCATTATCAACGGACACGAAAAAATTTATGAATTATCTTAAAGTATCTGATATCAGTTACTTCAATCAGGGAGCCTATGGAATTGGGTATAAAGTGAATATAAGGGATGTGACAAAATCGGAATACAATATACTATCGTTGAACAATACAGAAGAATCGATAAAATGTGGCCAATTATTTGTGAAATTAGTACCAATATTTGACAATGATTCCGATAATGAAACACATGAACTTATAACTAATATATTAGATATGGGCGCTACTCCTAGTAAGGATTTTTTAAATGAGATAAAAATTCAATCCGATGTTTATAAAAAAACTAATGAAAAATTAGAAGCGGTTTGTCCGCCTATTGTTTATTCCAATATTGTAAATAATACTGAAAAGGCAAGTCGTGCTCTAATTTTATTATCTTTAATGATAAAACAAATGCCGAATGACGAAAATAAAGTGTTTTTAGAGAGAATGAAGAGACTATATGAAGGAAACAGACAACTAAAATTGGGTATAATTGCTATGTCATTTGCGAAAAATTATGATACATTGCGAAATGTACTTCGCAATACAAATAATATAGGAAGAAAAGCTATGTATAAATATTTAGCTGTTTATGAGTTACTAAGATTGTACGACATTGGATACATGCATGGTGATTATCATACACAAAATATATTGATTAATACAAATTATAAATATAATAATCTAGATGATAATAGTTTTTTGGGGCGCGCTTTAATAATAGACTATGGACTAGCGTTTAAAAATAAACATAAAACCGACGATATACCTATTACACCTTCGGTAAAGTTACATATAATGGCACAGGAAAAACACCCCCAAACTAGTCAAAATGCGTATAGTTGGGACAGTTATAAATGGTTAATTGATTTTATAGAAACTGAACCTGGTTTGAATAATAATTATCAGGTAATAAAAAATTCTATAACAAATTTTCAAGATCAAATGATAGTGAAAATAAATGAAAATTACCCTGGAATAATAACACAAATCCGTGATATTAATAAAAGCAAATATAGAGGAAGTGTAATAAAAGGCGGGAGAGCATTATACGAGACTCAACCACAACCACTAGTTGCTCCGAGTAAGATGACCACAAAAACAACGGATATAGCAAACCAAAAAGACTCTTTACTTTTCAAGGTAAATAAGGAGGCAACGCCAGTAATATCAACTGCTGAATTTCAAGAACTATTTAATCCATCGAATTTAAACATGACTGATATTGTAATTAATTATGAAAACACAGTGCGTGACGGGGTTCTAATATTGTTAACTGATGACAAGACACAAACAGGTAAAGGAAAAACGATAGGTGGAAAAAATAAAAAGAGATCGATGCGAAAAACTAAAAAGAGTCGTAGAAAAATACGAAAACAAGGTTTATACAAAAGAACGAAAATAACCAGAAAGAGGCAATCGCGAAAGAATAAGAAATAAATAGTTTAAGTTAATATTAATGTCGTTATTAAATGTTAATATTAACACAAATTTAGTAGAACAATATCCAGAGTACATAATTTATGATTCGAAACTAAAGGATAAATATGGTGAAGTGAATACCCCCTATAAATTTATTGGTGAAATGATATCTACGATACCAGTGGAATATGGATACAATAAGGATATGAAATGGTTAGACGCAGGAGCAGGGCATGGAAATTTCAGCCTTTGTTTATTCTTGATTTTATTAAAATCGCTAGAAAAGGTTATCCCAGATCCAATAGTACGAAAACAACATATAATACAAAACATGATTTATATGGTAGAAGTAAATGAAGACAGTGTTTCACACCTAAGAGAGAAATTCGGTCCCGATGCCAATATATTTCATCAGGATTATCTTAGTTGGAATACGGATTTGAAATTCGATTTTATCATCGGTAATCCACCTTATAATTGCGACGGTGTAAAAAAGGTGCCTACAAAAACAAATACAAATAAAAAGGATGATGGCAAAACAATTTGGCCCGACTTTATGAAAAAAAACATTTCCCTCTTGAAAGATGGTGGAATGATGAATGTAGTGGTACCTTGTTTATGGATGAAACCAGATAAGGCAGGAATGTATGATTTATTATTGAAATATCAAATAGAAAAATTACATGCATACCATTCATCAGCGGTTATGAAAATATTTAACTACCAAGTACAAACCCCATTGTGTTATTTTTTACTTACAAAGAGAGAAAATCAAGGAAGGATACAACTCTACGATCAACAAAAAAAATCATATATCGACTTTTCCTTACAAAAACACATACCGATTCCTTTATGTTTTTCGTCAATTGTGAATAAATTTTTAAAAATGGTACACCAATATGGTGCACTTGAGGTCATTAAAACAAACATGCCACCAAACAATGCAAAAATAAGTGCGAATCCGTGTCTAGGTCTAGAATCAGATTATCCATTTAAAAATATAAAAACGACTGTATTGAGTAAAGATAAAACTCCGTCAATTCAAGTCAATTACAGTGATACCCCATTGGCTCATCATGGCGAGACAAAAATAGTGATGGCTCACAAAATGTATGGATTTCCATACTTGGATAAAGAAGGTACCTATGGTATATCATCGAGAGATAATTACATAATAAATAATCGGTCAAATAATGAACTATATTTATTAAATGAATTTCTCTCTACGACCCTTATTTTATTTCTATTTGATACTACTAGATATAGAATGCGTTATTTGGAAAAGTATGTATTTGAATACATTCCTGATTTTTCAAAAATACCAGAAGCGGTCAATATGTTTAAAGCAGGCAATATTGATATATACAAATTAATGGGATTAGACGAACAAGAGAAACAATATATAGAAGGGTATCATAAGACCAAATACAAACGATGTATTGGTCCAATCATATAATTGCCAAAAGAAATTCCACATAAAAAAGGGCACTAAAAAAAAGGCACCGGCACGCGCCAGCGTCCATTATCAAATAAAATAGTCACATAATAGTTTAAGAACATATGACAGATTATTTTGATATTGAATATAGGAAAAAATGTCGGAAGAAATTAGTGGAATATTTATATGAATTGTTAATTCGCACTAATATTCCTCATCCTATTTTGGCATTCGTACTCAAAGCTTGTCATTTTTTAATATCCTACATAATCGTATTATTAGTGATATTTGCTCCATTACCCATAGGTCTCATATTTACAGGTCTTTCTATCATTACATTTGGCTTGTTTTTTTACTTCAAAGGTTGTTTTTTCTCTCAGTTAGAGTATAAATTACATGATAAAGACTTTATTAATATCGTCGATCCCTATTTAGCTATTATCGGATGGGACATAAACGAGGAAAATAGATATACAATAACCATGTATGTCGTATATCTTTATTTTGCAACTCTATTTTCTATCCTATATTGGCGCATGAATAAGTAGACATTAGTAAAAAATATTTTTTAAAAAATTGATACCACGACTCTAACTACGACAATAGGTAACTATATAGATTCATCAAACGACTTCAGTCAACTCATGAAGAACAAAACCATTGCTACTACGCGATTTAACAATGAAACTCATTGTCAAAATATTAATTATAAACAAAAACTTAAGTCCAAAGGATATGAATGTATATACGGTACTCCCATGAAAATAAAAGAAAAAATTCCATTACATAGTTATGTATATGTAATAGAAATGAACAATGACAAAAATAAGATTGAAGGAATTGGATTAATCAGGAATGAGAGAAAATTAGACAAAAATTATCGAATATATAAAAATATGGATTATAATCGATATGTTTATACAGGTGAACAGTATTTGCCGACTACTAATATTACCGATGAATACTATCAAAAAGTAGTCAATGTAATGGAACGCCTCCTCTTTAAAGGCGACCGACACTGTAAGCGTGGCCAAGGAATTACCCAATTACCTCAATGGATATTACAGAACAAATCAGGGTTTGATTTTGTCAAATGTTTTGATGATATGTTTAAGAATACAAATAAACAACCGCGATTAACACTGAAGGCAAATTAATAATTAAAGTTATTTAATTTATATATACATAGTATTTATTATGACCGACTCGAATTCTATGGACTTAAATGTACAAAACTATAATGAAGAAGATTTATTACAAATGCTGAATTTATCAAGTGACAATACACCTGATATAGACAATCTCACTTATAACGATATCGTAAATGCATCTAATCCACTTATTAATCGTTTTACCAGCGAAGACAATTATGATTTAGCTAATTTTTTTCAACAAGTACAAAATAAGTTATTGAGTGACATTGATGGTAATGATAGTAATACTGGATACGGATTACAAGGTGATGATGGAGGAGATGTTGATGATGATAATGATGAAGGAGATGTTAACAGTGATGATGACACCTACGGATTTCAAGACGATGATATGAATACTGTCAATGATTCAGATGTAGATCTACTTGATGAACCTAATAACCAATTAGGCAATCTGTATCAAAATGAATATCCGACGCAGGAAGATACGGATTCAACACAATATGACAAAACTACTGATCGTAAACAGCAAGTGAATATTTTTGAACAGGATGGGAAATTTGTCATGAATAAGAATCAACTAGGTGTTAACAATACATTTAATCTTCCAGTGGCACAAGGTCAACTGAATCCAAATTTGAAAAACACTACTAGTCGTATCATTAATATTGATAGTAATTACCGAGATAATATCATACCCTATACAACCGATCCAGATGGACCTTCTTCACCAACTAATTTTACATTGGATTTAAGTGATCCTATTTTCAATGCGCTTAGCATTAATCTTACATCTTATAATATTCCTAATACCATGTATCTCATTGATAGTTATCAAGGCAACAATTGTTTTTTCGTGGATAGTTCAATGGTGGAAATATCAAGTGGAAATTATAGTGTGAGTGAATTGATTAATGAAATAAATACCAATTCTATTTTCTCCGCAAAACAACTGGATATTTCTAATAATCCAATTACAGGAAAAACAACCATTACGAATACGGATGTGTCCGGGCATACAATAACTTTTTATGATCCATCTGGAATACTCATATGCGATACGACTAGTGGAAACAGTCGAACAACAAGTAAATTCAATAACAATCTAGGGTGGATTCTTGGATTTCGTGGTAATATAAATATACCATCAGAATCTTCTCTTTATGGGCAATTGGTGTATACATTAGATGCTAGTGGAAACCCTAGCGATAAAATTATATCGGAATCAATTATCGACACTTTCGGGTCGAAATATTTACTGTTAGTATTAGACGATTTTAACCAGAATCATTTGAATAAAGGGCTTGTTGGAATTACACCAACTCAGAAGAATGCAGAAATTCCGTCTTATTGGAATGCAGATTTACGAACTTCGGGTACCATTAACTGTAATGTACCTGCGAATTCATCAAAGAAAACAGCCAGTTATACACAAAATGCTCCTAGACGATTAACACAAGCTCAATTGTATACATTGAATCAAACTACACAAGCTCGTGCGAAAACCAACAAGACATTTTTAACTTCCCCTACAACAACCGATGTATTGGCACTCATTCCATTACGCAAACACCGCATCGCCTTTGGAGATCCGATTATCGACGACTTCAATCTTGATGATGCCGAACGGGTGTATTTCGGTCCAGTTGATTTGGAGCGAATGCGTGTTCGATTAGTAGACGATAAAGGAAACACGGTGAACCTCAATGGAAGCAATTGGTCATTTACACTGACAGCAACATCCCTGTATCAGTATTAAGAATAATATTTATTACTATTCCATAACATGAAAAAACCTAATAAATATTATTATGACTCGATAACAGTAACTCCTGATTTTCCGTAAAAAGACTGATTTGTACCAAATGACGGCGTTGGATCATTTGATAGCACGTTACCATTCACCGTAGATAAAGTATCCGAATTAATATATACAGTGTTTAATCCGGAGACATAGAACGCACTGCCACCAATATATGTCAGTGAATCTGGTATGCTAATTGATGTTAAGTCAGCGCAATTGTAGAATACCGAATCTGCAATATTGGTCAATGAAGAGGCAGAAGATATAGAATTTGCAAATGTTATTGAGGACAACCCCCTTGATGTGCTGGGCGAATAGTTTCCGAACGCTCCTGTTTCCAAGCTAGTAACACTTGCTGGAATTTCAATCGAATTCAAGTTCCATGTATCAAAGAACGCCATTAATCCAATAGTAGTAAGAGTAGAGTTATTCGCAAATGTTACCGATGTCATTTTTGTCTCAGTCTTGAATACATTATCTTCAATGCTGGTTACACTATTTCCTATTTCAACACTGGCTAATTTGGTAGTATAATCATACGAGCTACCGGTAAGTGCACCAACTATTTCTGTAATGTGTTGAGTACCATTCTCATATGTAAATGTAGTGTCCGAATTACCCAGGGGTCTAGTTTTACCGTTGTTATCAATAACATATTGAAATGTAGCCACTAAAGTGTCAATATAATTTTGAGACAGATCTACAGTATAATAAGCGGTAATATTTTGACTTTTGGGTGGGAAAGTATTACTAGATAGTGGAGGAATAGATGTTCCAGTAAATGTAACCGCTGATAAACTAGAACATTCTTGGAATGCACTAGTATCTATGACTGTGACATCACTGGGTATAGTAATATCTGATAAAGATGTACAGCTTTGGAAAGCACTTGTTCCAATAACGCTAAGTTGAGAATCTGCTTCAAATATAAGAGACGATAAACCAGAACATTCTTGGAACGCACTATTACCTATGACTGTGACATCATTGGGTATAGTAATCTCTGATAAAGATGTACAGCCTCGGAACGCACTATTACCTATGACTGTGACATCACTGGGTATAGTAACCGCTGATAAACTAGAACAATCTTGGAACGCACTATTACTTATGAATGCGACATAACTGGGTATAGTAATCTCTGATAAAGATGTACAGCTTTGGAAGGCACTATTACTTATGACTGTGACATCATTGGGTATAGTAATTTCTGATAAAGATGTACAGCTTTGGAAAGCACTTGTTCCAATGGCGGTAAGCTGAGAATCTGCTTCAAATATAACCGATGATAAACCAGAACAATCTTGGAATACACTAGTATCTACGATCCTGGCAGATTTGGGTATAGTAATTTCTGATAAAGATGTACAGCTTTGGAAAGCAGTTGTTCCAATGGCGGTAAGCTGAGAATCTGCTTCAAATATAACCGATGATAAACCAAAACAATCTTGGAATACACTATTTGCTAGCGCGGTGATAGAGTTGGGTATAGTAATCTCTGATAAAGATGTACAGTCTTGGAACGCACTTGTTCCAATAACGTCAATTTGAGAATCTGCTTTAAATATAACTGATGTCATTTTTGTCTCAGACTTGAATGAATTTTCTTCAATGTTGGTTACAGTATTTCCTATTTCAATACTGGCTAAGTATTTGGTATTATCATACGAGCTATGAGTAAGTGCACCAGATATATCTATAAGTTGTTGACTAGTATCTTCATATGTAAATGTAGTGACCCAATTCCCAATGTGGCTATTTTTACCGCTGTTGTCAATAACATATTGAAATGTAGCCATTAAAGTATATATATAATTTTGAGACAGATCTACAGTATAATAAGCGGTAATATTTTGACTTTTTGGTGGGAAAGTATTATTGGATATATTTGGAGGAATATATGTTCCAGTAAATGTAACAGACGATAAACCAGAACAATCTTGGAAGGAACCATTCCCTATGATTGTGACAGAGTTGGGTATAGTAATCTCTGATAAAGATGTACATCCTTGGAACGCACTTGTTTCAATGGCGGTAAGCTGAGAATCTGTTTCAAATGTAACGGCTGATAAATTAGAACAATCATAAAAAGCCTCAGTTCCGATGGTTGTCACCGTCTTTGGAATATTGACTCTTGTTAAATTTGGTAAACTTGAAAATGTTTCTTCAGCAATAGATGTAACGGCCTGAGCCATTGTAACTGCGTTTATCCTGTTTTTAGATATATCATTATCATAGGAAGTTCTTCCAATTATATCATCAATATAAATTTCATTTATGTTATATGAAGCATCTTCTGTCATGTAAAATTTGGTCTTGTACAATATTAATCCACTAATATCGACCCAATAGGTCCTAAATGGTGATAACGGAGGAGCATTTGCACTAATATCGATTTTATTGAAATTATTCGTATTGAGCGATACATCATCGGTAAACGGTGTTCCGGCTACACCGTATATACTAGTATTCAATCTAGCGAATGTAAGATCCCAGTTAGAAAGTACGGTTGGCCAATCAGTTTCACTACCAGACGCTAGCAAGTATTTGCCCTTAGCTTTAACCATAATAATATATGATGATATATATTATTATTGTTTTACACTTATTGGTAAGTTTATTTATTTACCTTTCTACTCAAGCAATTATAAACCTAATAATATTGGATGATATATATTAACATTGGTCGCACCAAAGAATGAATAATTATTTAATCCAAATAAACTTTGTACTTCCATGGATTGTTCTCCATTTGGTCCAACTGGTGGACTCACAGTATAATCATACCATCCAGCTAATCCTAATTGGGTGGAAGTGGATTCTGTCATATTAACAGTATTTAAACCTGAATTCGAGAATGCATTACTTTCAATACTAGTAACACTTTGTGGAATCGTAACAACGGTTAAATTATTCGCACCGTTGAACGCAGAATCTTCAATACTGGTAACATTATTACCAATATCTATTTCAATAATTTTTGTAATATCAGATATTTGACTAGAATAAGATGATTGTGAAAGAGAACCATGTATATTTATTTGTACGACACTATAATCTTGTAGTGTGAATTTACTAATTGCTGAATTAGTAACAGTTGAAAATGTGGCTTCCAAAATGTCTATATAATTTTGACTCAAATCTTGAGTATAGTAAGCGGTAATATTTTGACTTTGTTTTGAGGGGAACGTATTCGAGGATATATCTGATGGAATTGTGCTACCATTAAATGTAACTTGTGATAAAGTAGAACACGCTATAAAAGCCTGGTTACCAATATTGGTAACAAGTGGAGGAATGGTAATAGATGTCAAATCTGTATTAGAATAGAACGCAGCTGACCCAATCGTATTGAGCGACGAGTCTGTTTCAAATATAACAGATGATAAAGCCCCCATATCATAGAATGCAGATGACCCAATCTCAGTAACACTTTTACCAATAATAATCTTTGTACGCGGTAAGACCGCATTTTTAAACGCCTCAAATCCAATGATACTATAACCTTCAATGATAGATATAGCTCCTCCTAATGATGTAACACTTGCTTTTTCTAAGGTACCAGTCCCATTCAATATATTATATCCAGTGATAGTTACCCCATTCTTTCCTCCAAAGGTTTGATTGTCACCAGTGTTTGTGGGAAAATTACTAGTACCAAGCTTATCAATATTAACTATTGCATGAGTTAGGCTACTACCGAGGAACACATTCGGTCCAATGCTAGTAACATTTCGAGGAATGGTAATGGATGTTAATTTTGTCGCACTATTGAAAGCATTATCTTCAATGGTGCCTAATAAATAATTTGCTTTAAAGACAGAATCTGTTCTAAATATATAGGTCAAGTCAGAACCTTGGAACGCATTTGAGCCAATGCTAGTAATATAATGAGGAATATATATAGAGGTCAATGCTACACAATATTGGAACATATAGTCTCCAATGCTGGTTAATGAATAATCTTTTGCCAATATTACCATGGCCAATGCTGACGCCTGTTTGAACGCACTGGCTCCAATGGTAATAACACTTGGAGGAATAGATATAGAGGTCAATCCACTACCTTCGAACGCACTTGAGCCAATGCTAGTAACAAGTGGAGGAATAGATATAGAGGTCAATGATGTTGTCGAAGTGAACGCACCGTTTCCAATGATATTTAATGAGGAATCTGCTTCAAATATTACCGTATTTAAATTTGACACACTATCGAACGCACTCTGTCCAATACTGGTAACGCCTGAAGGAATGGTAATGGTGGTCAAATTTTCTGAACTGCTGAACACACTGTTTCCAATGATATTTAATAAAGAATCTGCTTCAAATATTACCGTGGTTAAATTTGGCATATTGGCGAACACACCGTCGGGTAGGGTGGTAATACCTGAAGGAATGGTTGTGGATGTAAAGCCGGCAAATTCGAACGCAAGCTCTCCAATGCTGGTAACACCTGAAGGAATGGTAATGGCGCTTAAATTTGTTGTACCTTGGAATGCGCTTGAACCAATGGTATTTAATTGAGAATTTTCCTCAAATGTAACAGCTAACAAATTAGAACAATCATAAAAAGCCTTAGTTCCGATGGTTGTCACTGTCTTTGGAACATTAACCCTTGTTAAATTTGGTAAACTAGCGAATGTTTGTTCAGCAATAGTTGTAACAGCCTGAGCCATTGTAACTGCTCTTATGTTGTTTTCAGATATATCACTATCATAGGAAGTTCTTCCAATTATGTCATCAATATAAAATTCATTTATATTATATGAAGTATCTTCTGTCATGTAAAATATGGTATAATCTTCAATTATTCCACTAATATCGACCCAATAGGCCCTAAATGGTGATAATTGAGGAACCTTTGCACTAATATCGATTTTATTCAAATTATTCGTATTGAGTGATGCATCATCAATTAATGGTATCCCGGATATATCATATATACAATTGTTTAATTGTGAAAATGTGATATCCCAATTAGAGAGTACATTTGCCCAATCAGTATCACTACCTGTTGCTAATAAATATTTACCTGTAGCTTTAACCATAATAATATATAATGATATATATTATTATTGTTTTTATCCTTGTATTATAACAACTATCACTGCATTCACACTATATCCCAGACTAATGTGCCAACATAAAATAGATACTTAAACAGTATATTTTGTTAATTCACTTAATTTTTTAATAGTGACATTGGTCGCGCCACGAAAATTTACAGGCGTGCCAAATACTAATATTTCATCTGATTGGGTCAGTTTAGCCAACAATACTTGAGTCATGTATACCTCCGTTAAATTAACACATCCACTGAATGCGGTATTAGTAATAGCATGTATTGCCGAGTCTTCTTGAAATACAACAGTTGTTAAACCACTACAATCTTGGAAAGCGTTAGCTTGAATAAGATTTACACTCTTAGAAATATTAACTATTTCTAAAGTCGGAGAATTAGCAAAGGCACTATAAGAAATAGTGTGAACTAAATCTCCGACTGTAACAGAAACCATGTTTTCGATATCTACTGTATTAACATAGGAATTGTATCCCAGAATTCCCTGGGCATCTATGTATTTTGTTATGATGTTATTATTAGCATCAGTTTGATTGATTCTTGTCATTCCATAATTAGGCTTCAATACTTGAACCCAATAGGGTGTAAACGGTTCTATTGTAGGATTTGTGCTAATATCATAAGCATTCCATGCTTCATTTGGTATATAATGAGATACTACTACTCCGTCAAATGGGTTGCCAGGATCAACAGGAGTAATATTTATAGAAATATCAACCGGACTACTGGATGAAACACTATAAATGACGGATTCAATATCGGCAAATGTGATGCCCCATGAGTTTTGAAAATCGACCCATTGATTACCGCTGATATCTGTTGAAAATATATACCACCCTGAGGCGTCAACCATATTTCGTTCATCTGCTAAAGTCATAATAATATACTGATATATATTATTATCTATTTTTACACTTGTTTATAGTACTCGGTTAAGGGGTGGTTGGTGCTGGTGCTTTAAACCCAATATAGAAATACGCGAGACCGGATCCACCGGTACCTGGAGTACTATAGTTTGTAGTCTGTAGGGATTGTGAACCAGAACCGCCTCCTCCAGTACCTGTACCAGCAGCACCATTGTTCTCATAATAATCTATATTGAAACTATAATTAGCATTGTTTGCACTATCTGTGAATATATTACCTGTACTTTCTGGGTGTTGACTACCATCGCGCCCTTTTTTACCATGTTGTCCAGCTTGACCCCGATAACCATATCCACCAGCGGTCACACCAGTAGAAGTACCTGAACCACCGCCACCTCCATATCCTGGGAGTGTGATAGAAGAGCCCATAAAATTTCCAGAAGCTTCAACTATCCAACCACTATCACCTCCCGCTGAACCTCCTGTAGCTGATTCTTTTTGTACTGTGTATGTAATATTACTACCACCGGCCATTTTATCTAATGTATGTCCACAGGTCCATGTAGTATTAACATTTGAGATCTCCATACTAGTTAATGTGGTAGGTGGATACGGATCACCACTCACATTAGTTGTACCAGATTGTAATGTTATAGTATTATTTGATATATCGGTTGCACTTAAAGTAGCATATATACTCGCACCACCTTTACCGCCACTATATGTTGATGGTCCGGGCGTTTCACCAGCGCCGACTAAAACAACCCCTACTTGAAAATCACCATAGTCAGTACCATAACCAGGAGTTATGGTGAATTTTACACCGTTTGACGATGTAGGCAGAACACTAATAATGGAGTATTTATCGGATATGCTTGACGAACCATTTTTTACTAAATATTCGTAATCGGTACCAAGAGTTGGTGAATCAAGAAAGGTAAATAAATCCGGACCAATAACATATTTAAATGTGGCTTCCAAAATATCTATATAATTTTGACTCAAGTCTTGAGTATAATAAGCCGTAATATTTTGACTTATGGGGGGGAAAGTTGGGTATATGGTACCTGATATATCTGGTGGAATCATGTTACCAGTAAATGTAACTTGTGATAAACTAGAACACTCTATAAAAGCAGTGCTTCCAATAAAGGTAACAAGTGGAGGAATAGTAATAGAGGTTAATGGTGTTTCATTGAATGCATCAGCTCCAATGCTATTTAATGAAGAATCTGCTTCAAATGTTACCGTAGCTAAACTTGAATTTTTATAGAATGCGTTGATTCCAATGCTGGTAACACTTTTAGGAATGGTAATGGATGTTAATGCTGATGTCTCATAGAATGCATCATGACTAATGGTGGTAAGTTGAGAATCTGCTTCAAATGTTACTGTAGTTAAACTTGTTGCCATATAGAACGTAGTTGTTCCAATGCTACTGACACCTTTAGGAATGATAATGGATGTCAATGATGACGCCTGATAGAATGCACTATATCCAATGGTATTTAATAAAGAATCTGCTTCAATTGTCACTACTGATAAATTAGAACAATCGTAGAACGTCTGGTCTCCAATGCTGGTAACACTTGCTGGAATGGTAATACTGATTAAATTACTACAGTTCTGGAATGCCCCCAAACCATTATTAAAACTAAGGTCAGTAACAGTATTACCAATAACAACATTGGTCAATGATTCACCAGAAGGAATATCATAAGAGCTAGATATTATTGTCGTATCAGATGTGGTAGATTGGGTACCACCACTATATGTAAAGGTGGTTGGTATTATTGCAGGTGCTGGTGCTGGTGCTGGTGCTGGTGCTGGTGCTGGTGCTGGTGCTGGTGTAACATCACCTCCTCCAGGTATAGGAGGCACAACCATTGGATTACTACAACAGTCAAAAATAAACTTTTGTGGGTAAGCAAAAGAGCCAGTATAGCCATTATTGTTTTGAATATAACTGTTAATACGCCCCTGATTATTAGCATAATTAATATATTTCACATTTTCCTGATACGCTCGTTCATTTTTCAAATAGCATGTACCATATGTAGAAACGGTATCAGGATAGAATACATTGAAACATGGATCTACAACTAATCCACCATTACCATTGGTCTGTGTTGGATAATTATTGTTTACATCTGGGTCGGGTGGATAAGTAAAAGTATTAGGTATTCCTCCGGCTGATGCATCAATTGTATGTAGTCCAGTACCACTTAAATCCATTACATACAGGTTACCAGTCCAGATATCAGAAGTTGTTCTTAAATCAAATGTATCGGGGCTTTCTAAATATTTGCCTTGAGTAACTGATAATAAAGTTTCATAACTAGAAGCACCATTCAAACATTTTGTCCCATTTTGGCTTACTTTTACATCACCAACATAAGTACCTTTTTGTTGTCCATTTGTGCTCTTATGATAAACGCCACCATTTTTAGCCAGATCAAGTCCACCACGGTAAATAGTTCTCGCCTTTTTTCGTGAAGTATATATACCAGAATTTATTTTGTCAGATTCGTTAGAGAAACACTTCCTATGTGCCATGTATATTATACCAGTCTATAATAATTGTAAAAAAAATACAGACATTAATACATAGTATGTCAATACAATACAATACAATATGTATGGGTTACTGTGTCTGTATTTTTCATTGGTATTTTTGTTTTGTTTTTAATTTATATTCTCATTTGTTCAATGTATTAATGGTTCTGTTCAACTTTTTATGTATTTTTTTCTTCAAAAGTACAAGCTTGCTGTAGTCAACTAATACGGTTAGTTTTTTGTCAATTTCCTCAACACAGCTGGCACAAATAACATAATTCGTCCGATTGTAATGTGGAAATAACCAGCTACATTTGTCATTACTGCATATGCTATTAGCACATTTGTTGCAACAATATGACGGATGATAATCTTCACATTCATTACATAAATCGTCGTCTTCGTCTAGCCGATTTTTGAATCTATTTCCCTCAATCATATTGTGATACATATTCATGGTAGGATCATCCATGTTGATATTGTTTTCAAAATGAAGGTTAAATTTATATTAATTGTAATCCATGTGCGGAAAATTTATTAGGTTGTTAATAGCAGTTTAATAGCAAAAACAATCAATTTTTTCTCAGTGTTGATATAACAATTTGTCAAAAAATAAAAAAATTGATTAAAAAAATATTATTTTGAAAAAACAATATCAACTAGTTATAATAACAAAAATTAAATTTAACCATGTCATCACATATAGAGCGTATCATTTGGACCAAGATAATGAGTTCGTCGAAAAACATAGGTACGAGAGTTGACGGAACGAGACAAATTGTTATTAATCAGCCAATAAAACAAGACTATTCTAATAGTATACAATATCATACGAATACAAAAGAAATAAAACGATTCATGAAAGTGTATAGAATACCATCATATACACTAGAAAAAGAAAGAACAAAAACTGATACTAATTATATATTAAGCATAGAGGAAGATAAATATGAATATTTACGAAAACAAATGAAATCAACATTCTCTGACTTTCTGTTTATAAGCGAATAATCGTGATAGAATCAAATGAGTCCAAAATGTATAAATAGTAAAAATAATATAAATATTTTTTATTGTATTATATATCAATATGAAGTTTGAAATTGTCGACAAAAAACGATGTGGAGAATTTATTAATATATTCAGTAATCTAAAACATTTCACCGACAGTATATCCCTTATGATAAGTGAAGAGAAGCTTTATATTCAAGGAATGGACCAATCCCATGTTTGCGTATATGAGTTATTTCTGGACAATTCATGGTTTCATTTGTGGGAGGTATCATCAGATGAGACATATGGATTTCAATTGTCAATGTTCAATAAAATATTACATACTTGTTCTGATACACAAATGATAAGAATGGAAGGTAATTTAGAGTCTGATAAATTACGGGTAGAATTTACGAGTGAAGTAAAAGGCGATTTTAATAAATTTTTTGAAATACCACTGATGGATATTGATTGTGAAATGCTCCATATACCCGAGTGTGATTATGAAGTGGATATTGTGATGGAATCCAAAAAATTCAAATCATTGATAGACGAGCTTAGTCAATTCAATGATACAATGACTTTTAAGTGTGATGAAGGTGAATTTTCGGTCGAGTCAAATGGAGAGTCAGCGACAATGAAAGTAGTAATTGATATGGACGACATTGAAAGTTATGGAGTGATTGAAGATGAAACAGTCGATGCATCGTTTGGATTAAAATATTTGGCCCAGATGTGTCAGTTTCATAAATTAGTATCGAATTGCACTATCCATATAAGTCGTAATATGCCAATTCAAATAAAATTCGACATAAGCGATGATAGTAGAATGCGGTTTTATTTAGCTCCCAAGATAGACGATTAAATCAGAGTGAGAGAGACTGATACCCGAGTAATGTAACAATTAATAATAAAAATTAGAATATAAAAACTCTTTTCTATACTACTTTAATGGAGACAAAACCTACACATAACTGTTTAAAATGCGAAAAGCCTTATAAATCATTAAATACATTGAATAAACACATGTTAACCTGTGTTGCAAATAAGACAAAAGCAAACCAGCTAAAAGTTGGAAAGAATAAAAATAAAATTTTAAAAAATAGTATTCAAGTAATGGACACAAGTGGTGGTATGAATGTGACTGATACAAGTTCTCACTCTGATCCTCAAAACGACGAAGAAGATAGTGAGAAAGAAAATGCCGAAAATAATTACGATGTGAGTATGACATTTTTAGAGGGTCAGCGTGTGAAAGTGGAAATGAAAAAACAAGCTAAGGAGGGCGAAGAAGATGGAGAGCAAATATTAAAGGAAATATTAAAGCCAAAGATATCGGAGTCATATCAAGATGAAATTGATAAGCTGTCTGGATTAATAAATATGGTGACTGAATTTGTGATACCGAGTACGGAACCTGATAAAGATAGAATGATTGACCAACTTAAAAATACTATGATGGTTATGATGATTCAGGCTAGAAATTTAATAAAGGAAATGAAAAAGATGACATATCGAAATAATTACCTAAAAAATAATGTCATGTTGGCTGCATTTGTTCTAGACCGATGTCGTAAGGATGTACCAGAAACAGAGGAAGAATTTGAAGAATTATTTACTTCATAAACTATCGACGAGGTAATGTAATAGTTTGAAAGAATTAAAAAATGCGAGAAAAATAAATGGAAAGACAAAGGATACAAACCAATATTTTGTGTTAAATATATTGTTTATCACATAATATAATACTGAACCCATAACAGTAGCGATAAGTAATCCTATAATTATGGTTATGGAACTGTAGGATTCAATCGAAACACAACAATATGATGCCATCGTGATGACGAGAATATTCATCATTGATGACGCTATACCACATGGTATTTTGGCATAATAGATGAAAAAAGACACAAATAGTAATTCAGCAAATAAGTTTTCTAAAATAACAGAATAAAATGATATCATGTTTGAATGTGGGAGACTATATTGTAGAGCAATAAGAAATAAATCCCATGATTATAACTTATATTACTATATTGAATCACATAAGTTATAATTGTCTCTAGCTATCTAGAATCAATATATTTTCTATTTAGTACCAGCATATTTAGTAACATAATATTCGTCCAGGAGATTTTTTATTCTAGGTATTAAATCGGATAATGGTTTCTGTTCTCTCATTCTAATAATATTTACACTATCATACCATACATTGTCGTCTGTATCAAACCAGCGCCATTCACTTGTATATCCAATAAGAAGTAATGTTTTTATACCCATAACACCAGCCAAATGTGCGATTGAAGTGTCTATAGTAACAAGCACATCAATATTACGTAATATGGAGATTGTATCCATGAATGACTGGCTTGTATCGATTTCCTCCATAAATATTTCGCTAGCAAAATCTATTTTTGAAAAGTCGTCCCTAATTTTGTCATCCATTTTATGAAGACATATGGTTTGAATATTTTCATCACAGCAAATTGGTTTAAAAACGTCCAATTCAATCTGCTTATCTATATACGAAGTTAATAGTCCACTATACATAAAACCTACTTTTAGTTTATTTTCAAATGGCAATAGTTTGTTATACCACTTGCCATCGTTTTTTTTATCACATACAATATAATTTACCGTATTTGGTGTAATTTGTTGTAATTTCAGTATGTAGGGAAGTGACATGATATACAGTTTTTTATCATATATGGAAAGATCAATCGGGAATGAATCATTAATTATTGTAATATTGTCATATGAATCATAATTAAATAAATGGGACACGATATTTTTACAGAAATAGGTGATTTTCATCTCCGGATAACGTTTTAATAATTCAATGATAAATCGAAAATACTGTATATTATCACCAATACCTTGTTCATATACAATCATTAGATGATTACACTTTTCTTTACCATCCCAGTATGGGATTGGTATTTCTACTCGAGTGATTTGGTTTGTTTGTGGACAAATATAATTATTGCCTAACCGATTTTCATACAATTCAAATCCTTTAATATACTGTTTGGATGCCAAATAGGGGAACGATTTATTATACAAGTCATCGTTGGTCGGATGTGTTATAGATTCGTAGTAGCGAATCGAATCCTTATATTTTTTTACATACAAACTAGTGTTTGCCAAAATTCTATATGTACTGTCCGCTTCTTTTAGTCTTAGAGAAATTTTTGAACAAATGATAGCTTTATTGTATTCTTTCAAAGCAATGTGACAAACGGCTATATTATTGTATATATCTGGAATGCCGTTATTTACAGAAATAATTTTGTTATAACAATCAACTGCCTTACTATTATTATTACACTTATGATAAGCCATGGCTAAATAATTATGAAGAATACAATATGATGAAGCTAACTGGGGTGAATTAATGATATTTGGTAGTTGTTTTATTAATAACTCTACTCCTTTTATCATTTTTGTAGTATCGTTAATTGCATTATACGCATTCATTAAATAATCCAAATACCCAGTATTTTGTGGATATGATATAAATAATTCACTACACTGTTTAATTACTTTATCATATTGTTTATTTTTCATATGAAGTTGTATAGCATCTAAAACATCTTCTTGTGAAGTCATCGTATTAATATATTAATAAAATAAATACATTTATATTTTTTTGTTTGTTAACTTAAATATATTTTTGGAATAATATTATATTCAAATGAATAATATTATTCAGGTACCCATTTCAGTAGGGGAATTATGTGACAAATATACAATATTACAGATTAAACGAGAAAAAATCACAGATAAACATAAACTAGTCAATATAGAAGAGGAGTTGAAGTATTTGGAATCAATCGTGACCGATTTGAATATAATGAGTAATAAGATAATGAGTTTGAAACTAGTAAATGAAAAACTATGGAACATTGAGGATAATATTCGTATTAAAGAATATAATAAAGAA